GTAACCGATAAAGCCACCGGTCGGCATCTATGTCTCATATCCGACAAGGGTTGCAGCAAAATTGATTGACGAAACGCTAAAGCCACCGGTCGACCCGCTGTCCCAATAGCCGTTGCTGGCATCGGCTGCCGCCGCATACAGATCGAACCCGTCGCCAAAGCTCCACGCCATCCTCTAGCCCTCACGTCTCGTCAAAGAAGCGCCATCGGTTACGTCTCGTAGCCGACCAAGCTACAAGCGAAGTTCGTGAAGGTCGTGTCAGGAACAGTCGGGCCGACCAGAGCTAAAGTGTCTCCTTGCACGAAATTGACGGCCGCACCGCCGGTTGTGGCAAAGGTTCCGACCATTGCACCCGCAGCGATCATGATCGTGCCGACCGTCGTAAATGTGCTGGGCGCCGCCGACGTGGCCTGCTGCACATTAATGACGGTGCTCGCTGTTGCGTTTGCTGTGCCGCGTGCTTCGCTAACGTGACCAAGATAAGCTGCGAAATTAGCGGGAAACGTTATGTTCTTCGACACGCGGTGCAGCAGCAGATACTGGCTCGCAGTCATCACCCCGGGAACAAAACAGCTCGCTATGTAGCGCGCCCGTTGGTTCGTCCACGCTCCGCTAAAATAGACAAGCTGATCGTAATCGGTACCGACAGGCAACCCGATCCCGGCGGGCAGGTTCGTAGCGGCCGTCCATTGCGAGGAAGTGCCGTCGTTGTAATAAATGTAGAGTTCCCCCGAGACGCTATCCCACCACAACGCGCCCTGTGATCCTGTCGGAGCAACATCAGCAATCGTCGCATTCGCCGCGGTGAGATTTGTCGGAACCCACTGCGTCCCAGACCAAGCGAGCACCTGGTTGGTTATTGGGGCGGTAGCCGACACGGCGCGACCCTGTAAGCCGACTGTCGTTGCGGAAATCGCCGTCGTGCCGGAGCCCGCGCTGTCGCCCGACAACGTGATCGTTTGATTTCCGGTCAGATACGCGGTGTTGCTACCGGTCGTGACGAGCCCTTTGGCATTGACCGTGACGGTATTGTAGGTACCTGCGGTCACCCCGCTCGCCGCCAAGGTCGTTGGGATCGAGCTCGTGCCCGAGCCGGTGACGTCGCCCGAAAGCGTGATCGTTCCATCTGCCGGGGTTGTGGGCACCCACTGTGTCCCGGACCAGGCGAGCACTTGGTTTGTTGTCGGCGCCGTGGCCGAAACCGGGCGCCCCTGCAAGGCAACGTTCGTATTATTGATGCTCGTTGTGCCTGATCCCGTCGTATCGCCGGTCAACGTGATGCCCTGGTTGCCGGTGATGAAGCCGAGGCTCTTCACCCATGACGTCGTCGGGATCTGCTGGCTCGAGTCACCAACGGTCGGCACGGGCGCGGTCGGCGCCCCGGTGAAAGCAGGCGAATTGAGTGGTGCGGCGCCGAGCGAGATCAGGGCTGCCGGAGCCGTTATCGCCCCCGTCCCTCCGTTGGCAACCGAGACGGGGACGGTCAGCGCGATCGAGCCAGTGGTCGTGATCGGCGACGGCGTCAGAGTGATCCCCGCCCCCGCAGCTAAGTTCGTGACGGTCCCGCCAACCCCGAGCGTTGCGGGTTGCCACTGCGAGCCAGACCACTGCAAAACCTGATTGAGTGTTGGTGCTGTCGCGGAGACAGGCCTGCCTTGCAAAGCAACGTTGACGGTCGGAATGCTCGTCATGCCGGTGCCGGTCGCGTCGCCCGACAGGGTAATCGTGACGAGGCCGACCGGACTGGGGATGTTGTAAGCGAGGAACTGGAAATTAGCGTCGCACTCGCCCGCATCCGTCACATAAGGGTACGGCAGCGTGATCGACATCAGATCAGTTCTCGAGGGCCGGGTGTAAAGCGCTACCATTCGGCAACGGCATTGTTTGACCCGCCTTGCTCCGCTGGGCCTGACCGCTGATCTTGTTAATGAACCGCGCCGAAAGCTTGTAGGGATGCTCAGCCAGCAGGCCGATGATCTGGTCCCATTCCTGCGCATTCAGCGTGATCGTGACGGGATCGGTGGGTTGAAACATTGCTTACTCCTTCTCACTGAGCTCCTGCACGGCCTTCCAGAGAATCGAGATAAGCTGGTCATAGACAAGGCCCTGATGCTCGCCATCATCAAAATGGCCGCCGAACTCATGCCCGGCCTGCCGCATCGCCTCGTCCACCTCTTGCGCGACGAAGCCCCACTGCGTGCGCTTATCTACGTCGCCGAGATCGCCGCGCCACCGGAACCGCTTGGGATCGATAGCGTTGACAATCTCCAGGCAATTCGGCAGCGATTTGATGTCGGTCTTGTCACGGGCGTCGGACGGATTGCCGTAGGCGTAGGCGCTCATCGCCGAGTAGGACATACCGTAATAGCCGACCTGCCCAGAACCGTTGCCGGAATAAGGCCGGACCAGATCGCTCTCCAAGATATTGATGTAGGACTGGCCAGAACCGTTAAAGGCCGTCGCGTTAATCTGAGGCGCCGTTACAAGACCAGCGCTGACCGTGCCACTAACGCTCAGGGAATTTACAGTCAACGACCCGGAGCTGCTTACCTGAAAAATGTTGGTGCCGTAATAGTTCTGGAACAGAACATTCTGATTGCCGCTGCCGAGCTTGAAAACAGTGTTGTTGGTATCGGCGAAAATCAATGGGCCACCGACAGTGTTGACGTTGCCAGTCGCGCCGCTTCCCGCCTGATAGATATAAGCGCCGGCAACATATAGATTAGCAATGATGTTGAGCTGCCCGCTCAAAGTTCCACCCGTGAGCGGCAAGTAGCTGCCTGCGATACCGGAGCCGGGTGTCCATTGACTGCCATCCCATTGCAGGACTTGGTTTGTGCCTGGTGCGACGTTCGAAACGTGGCGGCCCTGTAGCCCGGTTGTCGTCACCGTGATGGCTTGAGTGCCCGCGCCACTCGCGTCGCCCGACAAGGTGATCGTCTGGTTCCCCGTCAAATAGTTCTGCTCTCTGACCCAAGCAGTCGTTGCAATCGCGTTGCTGTTGTCGTTCAGCGGCGGCGTCGGCGCCACTGGAATGCCCGTGAAGGTGGGATTGTTGGAACTCACCGCTCCGAGATTGACGAGGGCCTGCGCCGCATTTGTCGCCCCGGTTCCCCCGTTCGCGATACTGACCGGCACTTGCAGCGCAATAGAGCCCGACGAGGTCAGCGGATTAGGATTGCCGACGAGACCGACGCCGATGCTGATGTTCGTAACCGTTCCAAGCCCCGGAGCAGGCAGAGTAGCAGGCGACCACTGCGTACCTGTCCACTGCAAGACCTGACCGGATGACGGGTTCGTGCTCGCAACGGGATGACCGCCAATCCCGGAAACCGTTGTTGGGATCGTCAAGATACCATGACCTGTGACGTCGCCTGTTAGGGTTGTCTGACTGTCAAAGGGGACAAACACGCCGCTCGATAGGAAGTGAAAATTCGCATCACACTGCCCAGCGTCGGTCACATAGGGATAGGGCAGATCGAAGATCGCCATGTCAGGCTCCCGCTGTCGCAACAAATCCGACCGGCAACGCCACCTGGTAGCCGAGAGGACGGATTTGCAGATAGAGACTGCCGAGGCGGGCTTGCGCGCTCGACGGGCCGCTGACAGCGATCTGCGCTTGCTTGAAAACCAGCGGCAAATGCCAGTCCATGCCGAATTGCTGAAACACCGCCCCGGTCGTACCGTGGATTGTGATCTGATCGATCTGGCCGCCGCCCTCGTCGGTAAAGCTCACCATCACGGTGTTGGGTGTCGGGAGCGCCATCGCGACCGTCGACTGCACGATCGTGTTCATGACGCCAGCCTGGTTGTCGGGCAAAAGGATCGATTGAGCGGTCCAATTAAGAAGCGCGCCGCCTTCGGTATAACTCGAGGTCAAGGTCGGCAGATCATCGGAGCGGCGCAATAGAGCAAAGTGCCCCCACGGCGCCACGAGATAGGTGTCGGTCCACATCTGAATGAGTGATGCAGGACAGGTGTGCGGCCCGGAAAAGACCTTGTCGTTGACGTGATACCAGTATTCGAACGCGGCGCCGGTGCGATCCTGCACAGTGATGCGCGCGGTGTTGCCATTGCAGGCAGCGCAGATGCGTGAGACGGCAATGGGGCCACCAAGCGGCGGATTGTTGGCGAGCACGAACGGCATTGAGATGCCCTGCCCGCGGTAGCCGACCGGCTCCGTGACACGCCCCGAGAAATCGACAAAGCGCAGGCCCAAGGGCGAGATGAACCCGACTCCGAGCTGAGAGGAGAAAACCGCAAGCGGCGCATGCGTCCCAGTCGCCACCGGCAGCACGTTCATCCGCAGATCGCCGGTCACCGGGTCACCGGTAATCTGCAACATGTTCGCATCACTCTGAAAAGCGATGAGCCCCTGCACGATACCGCCGAGCACATTCGACAGTTGCAGTTTGCCGAAGCACGTCACCGGCAGCCCGTTGCCCGGCAGCAGCGCTTGCACAGCCGTCGCATTACTGATCTGGCAGGGTAGGCCCGCATCGGAAAAGGCGATCCCATTATCTCCGAGGGCGAACCAGGCGCGGGCATTGAACTGAGCGACGGCGAGCGGCACCGAAGGCAGATTGTTCTGGTTGGTATCGCCGGCGCCCCAGAGCGGAGCGGTCGGTGTGCCTCCAGAGATTGTCATGGCCAGATTGGCACCGGACGAAAGGAGGTTCTGCGACAGCGCGATAATTGAGCCTTCGAAGAAGAGTTGGCTCGAGATAGTAGCGAGGGCGGGTTGCGACAACACAATCGTCCCCGAACCGATGGCGCCGATCGTCGTGCCCGCAGCGATCCCGTTACCCGCGACCGCCATGCCGGTCGACAGCGCGTCTGTTGTGACAGTAGCTGTCGTCGAGCCCGCGGTCAGCGATCCTACGGCGTTTACGATCGTCACATGCGTCGAAACGACGGTCGTGCCCGCTGCAACACTGGCCCCGTCGGTCACGAGCATGCCGGGCTGCACGCCGAGGATATTGGGGTTCCCGGTGATGGTGTTGAGGTTCGACGCGTTGACGACAAAAGTCTGGTTGTCGGCTGTCGCGGTCGTGTTGGCCGAGAGCTGGATTTGGGATCCCTGAGCGTGCACTCCGCCCTGCGTCATGACGGCGACGGCGTTGGCGTTGACGGTCGCTGTGAACGCGGCATGGTCGACTGACACTACCGTCACGAGGCCGCCAAAGGCATTACCACCCGGCTTACCGGCGGCATCGAGCGTCTGCCCGGCGTAGAGACCGGCCGCGCTCGGGTTGTTGGTGTTCGGGTCTCTGAGATTGGTGATCGTCGCGCTACCGACCGTTGTATCGCCGAGCAGTGTGACGAACACTCGACTGGCGCCGACCACGGTCGTGCCCGCCGCGATGCCGGGGCCAGAGATCCCATCGCCAGGCGTAACAATGCGGGTCGAGCCATGATAGAAAAGGACCGGCTGGCCATCGACAAATTTCAAATTCGCGACATCGGCCGGCGTGCCGGTGATGAAGGGCTGATAGGCCGTATCGGTGTCGCCAACAAAAGTCAGCCCCGAAATCGCGTTGCCGGTCGTCGTCGTCGAGAACCCGGAGATATCGAACCAGCCGAACTTCGTTGCGCCGCCGGGGAAGCCGGGATGCGTGACGACGATCCGCTTGGCGACCTGATCCATGATCGGCGGCGTCCACTCACCGGTCGTGGGCGGGCTCGCCGGCTGGTTCGTGCTCGTGATGCCGTTGACAGTCAGAAACGTGTTGGTCGTCAGGTCGACACAAAACGGCAGATCCTTGCCGCTGCCATCCGAAACAAGGCCATAAGCAATGTCGCCGACGACCATGAAGCACGAAATGAAGCCGGGCGACTGGGAGAACGTGACCTTGTCGATCGCCGCGGGACGGCAGATCCAGACATTCTGCGTCGACGGATCGGGCATCAAATTCTGCAACGACGCCATCGCCCCCGGGAAAGCGTTGGTGCCGTCGACGGCGTCGGAGAGACCGCGTGGGTTCCAGATCAAATGGCGCGTCGGGATCGGCATTACCAGCCGCCCAGATATTTCGACCGCGGTAAAGCGGAGTACTGTTTCCCGAAGCGACGGCGGTCGAGTTTCACGCTTTGGCTCCGGTCGGTCTTGTCACCCTGCATCTTCAGATAGCGCCGCAAGATCGCTCGCGAACCGGTATTGCCATTGATATCGCCGAGCGTTGCCTCGGCGCGCGCGTCATCGGTCAATTGCATCAGACGCCCGGCCAGTTCCTCGATCAGGTATTGCTGGTTCGGAAACCACGGCTCGACGGCCGAGGTCTCGGGCGTCACGATGTCGGGCATCTGGCGGTAGTAGCGCAGGAAGGCCGGGTAGGCGCCGCTGGCTGGTGGCCAGACGTAAGCGACGTGCGGCTTCTGCGACATGTCGGTGACGAAATAGACGGGGAAGTTCGCGAAGCCGGCGGTCTGCACGAGCCCGTCAAATTCGTTGATGTCGATCGGGATCAAGGGCAACGGGTAATTCCCAAGGCCGATCGGGTAGTAGTAGATGTCGCCTTCCTTGGCACGCAGATAATCAGCCGGCAGTTGAAACGGACCCGATGCGAGTTGCGCATTCAGATTGCCGATCGGCACCGAAGCGGGCGTCAGGTTGAAATTGAAAGAGCCTTGCGACGCGGTAAAATCGTAGTTCTGGCAGAGCTCTGCTAAAATGACATTGAGATACTCACCAGATTGCGTCTCAAAGCCGCGGCATTTGGCGCGCTGGCGAGCAAGGTCACAGATCTGTTGAGCCGACAGCGGCACCTAGACCCCACTGATGTCCTCGCCGCGGGCGAGGCTTTCGCCTTCCCGGATCAGCTCCTGCAATTGCCGGATAGCGCGTTCGCCCTGCTCGACCTCTCTCGCGGCATCGTTGACGGCCCGCACGGCGTCGTTTTCCTTATCCTCGACTGGCGCGGAGAGTTGCTCGATTTCGCTCTTCAACCGCTCGAGGTTTCCTTTCAGCGCGCCTTCCGGGACAAACTCCGCCATGCGGCCTTCCTGGACGTGCCGGCCATAAGCTTCATCAAACAAGGCCTGGTGGCGGTCGCGTAACTCGCGCGCCTTGTCGAGACGGGCCATCTTGTAGGCATCGAGCTGAGCTTCGGCACGGCGCTTCAGGTCGCGATCGAGAGCAATCTTGTAATTGACATTGGCCAGTTGGCGACGCATGCCCGGTAACTCATACTTGGCGCGCAGCCGATCGCCGGCTCGCATCATTTTATCGCACTCGAAATCGATTTCTTCCTGGCTCGCATCAGCATCAAGCGTGCGCTCGAACTGCAGGATGTGGTGCTCGCCGGAACCGAGCGGGAAAGACGCACGCACGGTCATGCCGGGGACGGCGATTGCAGCCGGGATCTCGAACCGCTGACCGGCGATCAGGTCTCCGTTAGCGTGAGGCTTGTCCGACATCAGATGCTAACCAGGGCGTGGCGAGCGGCGGGGCTGGCGGCACCGGTCGCAACATTGATGTTATGGCTCCAACCCAAGGTGAAGGTGCCGTCCGACATGCGGGTTTCACGCAGGGTCGGATCGGAAATGCCGGCGAGCGCACGCTCTTGCGCAAAGCGGCGGTTGGGGTTGCCGGCCCGGTCTTCGCTCTCCCACGAGCGGGCCATCATGTCTCGAATACTGTCGTATTCACGCCGGCTCAGCTTAGCCCAGGAACCGTGCGGATAGTGCTTCCCGTCAATCGTAATTCCGGGAGAAAATGGCGCGACGTTGATCAGAAACTCGACGACGTCGTCCTGGTGATTGATAAGCCCGGCCAGGCGACGCTGACGGAGCACTTCCTTGTCGAGTTCGTCCTTCAGGAATTTCTCACGGTCTTTTTTGGCGAGCTTTTCCAGCTCTTCGTCGACCAGTTTCTTCGCCTCGGCCTCGATGCGCTGACGCTCGTAATCATCAGGCAGGAGAGGCGCCGGAGCATCATCTGTGGCGGGGGTGACAGGGGGTACCACAGCTGCTCCTTCGGTTGTCTCCGGCGCCGCTGCTGCCTGCGCTTTCTGCTCGACAATGCGGGCACGCGCTTTCTCGCGAGCAGCCTGTTTCTGCTCTTCGGTCCAGACATGCCCGCCGCGTTTTAGCTTCTGTTCGGTCTGTTCGTCAGACATCAGGTGTAGCTCCAAACGGACCCGGCCTGTGCAACGGCAGCGCCGGAGACGAGGATCGGGAAGCCGGTGACCGGGTCGTAGGCGACGTAGTCGCCCGGCAAAATGCGCAACCGGCCGCGGTTCGGCACCGTCAACGTGGCCCCTTGGCGCGAGACGTTGCCCCCGAGACTGCCATCGGCATCGGGCGGCACAAACGCGACGATCTGCCCGGCAGCGGTGTTCGAGGCGTTGCTGCTGAGCAAGACGCTCGTGCCCGACACGATTTGTGTGACAAAGGTGCCGGCCGGAAACGACGGACCGAGCACGACATAGCCAACCTTGATCTGCGACAAGGGCGCACTGGCACCGACTGCGACGAGCGTGTCCAAGGTCGTGTTGCTATGCGTCGAGCCGGTGCCCCAAATCGCGGTCGGTCCTGCCGGCGAATAACCTTGGATCGAACCAAACCGCGTGTCGCTCGTCAGCATATTGTCGACATTGCCGACATCGGTGTCGAGCAACACCGCGGACCACGGGGCCAGGGTCACCAACGAGGTCGTGGCGGCGGTGCCTAACGTATGCAGTGCCATCGTGTTACCTGCGCGGTAGCCATTCGGCAGTGTGGTGATCGGCCAGGATCTGCTCGACGAGATCGCGGATTACGTTGTCCGCAACGACGTGGTCCGAGCGATACGATTTCGCCTTGCCATCGCGGGCAATGACGATGTTAGTTTTACCGTTCGGATCGTGCCCAACGGTGACCTGCGGGCGCGGCAGATCCATCAGCCACCACCCGTCGCAAAGCCCTGGATGCGCGCCAGGTTGAGACCGATCGCGGTGTCGAGATCGAGCAGCATGCCACCGGCCGGTGCCGCGGTTGCGCCATAGAGCGCGGTGCGGAAGTTGTTCTGGGTCGGCGCATTACCACCGGGCACGCCCTGATACCCGAGGGGCTGCGCAATCCCAGCGCCGGTCAACGGCACTTGGTAGCGGGTCGTCAGGTCTTTGAAGTCGAGCGTGCCAAACTTCAGTTTCTGGCTGACGGGATGAGTGCCGAGCGCGCCACCGCCATCAACGGCAAACTCCACTTCGATCGCGTAGCGGATCAGGAACATAAGACTCCTCCTAGCCGAAGGTCGGCGAGAACGCGGACGCGCATTCTATACGGGCCATAAATTGGGCGTTCAGGATCATCGCCCCGTTCATCGCCTTCCACGCCACGACGCGCAGCTGGTTCTGCGGATCGAATTTTTCTGCGCTGTTCAGATACGAGTATTCGACATCCTGGAGTTCGACGATGCCGAAGGAGTCCTCGCCGAACACAAAAACGGGGTACACCGTAACGCCGTTGCCTGGCGCGGCGGGCGGCGTCAGGTTCATACCGGTGCCGGTGATAACGACGGCCGTATTGGGCGGGAGTTGCACCGCTTGACCCGACGTCGCGCCGGTCGTCGGTCCTGACGTCGAGAGACCGAGGTGCTGTGGCGAAGCGTTCGTGTCGGTATAAACATTGAACGTGTAGCCGGCGACGTTCGGCGTCGTCAGCGAGATGGAGCCAGTGGGGCCGGTCACGGAGAGGCCGGTCTGCACCTGGTAGATGCGCTGCTCGTACTGGTTCTGGTTGTCGACGCCGGAGACCTGTACGGAGTAGGTGCCGGTCGGCAGATTGCCCGATGTACCCGCGGTCGCCGTGACAGCGGCAAAGCCGGTAAAGCTCGGCACCATGTTCGACTCGCAGAAGCGGATACCGTTCCACTCGCCCATCTCGGCGTTGTAAAGTTTGTTAATGTCGCTGAAGGCCCAAGCGTTCGTAACGGCGCCGTTGGCGCGCAGATCCTGGATCGGAAAGATGCGGCTGACCGCGACATAGTGTGGCGTACCGCGGGGATTGGCACCGGCGCGGGGCTGACCTTCTCGCACGTCGCGGCGGATCAGTTCCTGTGAGGCGGGCTCGGCGTTGAAACGCGGTGCGGCGATATCGGCGAGGGCGGCATAGGTACGCTGGATCGTAAAGGGATCGAGCACATCGCCCGACTGCAACGCAGCACGACTGCCACGCGTCGAGACATAATTGACCTGAGTGCCGCCCATCAGCGCGAGAAAGTCGTTGCGATCGAAGGTCTCCGCGACCTGCAACGCGACGAGGCGCTTGGCCTGTTGGAACGGGTTGTGGAAGATCGTCAGTTCGCCGACATCGGTCAGCACGACCTGGCCGCCCCATTGCTGGGCGACGCCATTGACCTGCTGGATCGTCAGGGCCTGTGACGGCGAGGGCACGCCTTCGGCGATCGGCCCGAACGGCAAGGGCAGGCGGTTGTAGCGGGTGAAGGTCATCGCCGTGCCATGCCCGCGCGGCAGCCGGAACTTCTGCCCGAATTGATGCATGACGAGGATCTTCTGCGCGATCGGCAGCACCTCCTCGGCCAGATAATTCCGGACGTCTTGCTGTAGATTGCCGGAGTAGGTCGTCGCCATCAGGTCCCCTCCTCGTCAGGAGAGGCGCCGCCTCTCCTTAAATCTGCACGTTGCGCAACCGATCCCAGCGATTGCCGGCGGTGCGCGTCGTCGGAGCGGCAACGTCGCCGCGCCCATTCGAGGGCCGGGCCATCTGCTGCCGAGACTGCTCGGCGTTGCGGTTGGCGGCTCTCGTCCGGGCTCCAGGTTCTCCGTCGAGAGCGCGCATGCCGATCGCCGTGGCGAGCAGGATGCGGCGGGAGACACCCGGCGCTTGCCGGCGCAATTCCTCGACACGGTCTGCATAGCGGCGGTAGGCGGGGTTCTGCGCTACCAGCGTGTCGTATTGCCCCTGATCGTTCTGATCCCAGAGCATCTGCCGCGTCTGGTTCAGTTCGGTCTGGATCCGCTGTTCGCTGCGCTGGGAGTAGTATCGGGCGACCTCCGCGGGAGCCATCATCGAGACGGCTTCGGCTTCGGCGCGCTCCTGGGCAGCGATCTCTGCCGGAGAAGACTGGCGCTGCTGCTGGACGAGAGAGGCTAACTGTTTTTCGAAGTCGGCGACCCGGTTCTTCAGATCGCGGTTTTCGTTCGATAGTCGCTCGAACCGACGGGAAGTTGGCGACTGGCGCCTTACTTCTTGCGGCGGCCTTTGGGTGATTTCCTGGCCATCATCAGGCCCGCCACCGGATCCACCATCGGGTTCTCCGGCTTCATCATCCCCTTCGGCCTCGGCAACATCGACGATTTCTTCTTCGACTTCATGGGGGTCCTCATCGTCGCCTGGCGGCGGCGTCGGAATATCCGACATTTAACGGCTCCTTCGGGGAACGGCTTACGGCCGATCAGTCGGGTACGGGTTACGCCCGTCAGGCGGGTCGGCAGAACCGACGGTTTTGGCAATACGTCTAAATGTTGTGGGTTGTCAAGAGAGAGACACTAACCCGCACGTTTCGGCATTGGAATAATTCCGCCCGCCCGCGGCAGCTGATCGCGATGAATGGCCCCGGCGGGCTGTTGACCGGTGCGGGGCATCGTGGTCATGGCGCCCGGTCGTGGTTGCCGGAGAGCACCGCCCGTCTGACCCGGTGCCCCGCCAGCCTGCTGCATCTGCTGCATCATTTGCTGCTGCATCATCGCCATCGCCTGCTGCGCTATAGCCTTCTGGTGCTCCTGGATGTGCAATCGCGCATTCATCTGCACGACCGGGTCGGGAGATTGCGCCAGCGGGGCGTGCACCTGCATGTGCTGCTGGTGATTGTCGAAGGGCGAGACGATGGCCTGGTGGTGCTCCTCGAGCAGCATGTTCTCGAATGCGGGATCGGTTGAGTACGTGTCACTGGCCTTTTTCATCGTGCGGCGGGCGGTGCGCGGGCCAAAGATCGTCTCGACGACCTCCAAGGTCGCGGGCACCGGATCGAATATGTAGCCCTGTTGGCTGAAAGCAGGGTTCTGCGCTTGCTGCATCAGCACGTTGAGCGCGGCGACCTTTTGCTGGTTGAGCTGGGCGTTGCGGGTCGCCTCGACCCCGAACCAGCGGTAACGCCATTTGCGGTTCAGCGAGTGGGCCGGGACGGTCTCCATCTCGATCTTCTCGCCGAGCTCGCCATAGGTCCGCACCGTCGCCTCGAAATCGCGGAACTGCATGTCGTATTCGGCAAAGCGCTCGACGATTTCGGTCAATACCTTCTCGATCACGACCGCAGCATCATCCGTCGTCATGACGTCGACCTGTTGTTCCAACGCGATTTCGCCCTGAGTGCGGCGCCGACCGGGAACACCCGTTGATTGCGGCATCATCGCGGGCGACACGCTCAATGTCTGGTTGATGAACCGCTCGCAGCCTTCGATAATCGTGAACGAGTGCTGGTAGACCGCCGGGAACTGCAACGGCGCCGTGTCGCGGGGCGAGGTTTCCCACACCGCCATTGTGTCCAACACCATGCTGCCGACCCGCGGGTTCTTTTCGGGATCGGTCATGATGACCGGGTTGACCGTAAAGATGCCGGTGTCCGTGCCCATATTAGCAAAATCATTCGCAATATATTGCATCTGCGCACAGGGCGAGACCGGCGCCTGCCCTTTGGCGACCCCGGGCACTTTCTTGACCGGGAGAGACACGTAATCCGGACGGTCATTCCAGTACGGGCAGAATTTCGCACCGAGGATCGGCTCTTCGCCCCCGAGGTGGAAATACGCCAGGACGAGACGCTTCTCCTTCTGGACCGTGATGCGGCACCAGGTCCGGATCGCGACCAGCACGGACCCCGTCGTCCGCATGCCGAAGGCCTCGGCCAATTTCTTGTCGGTGTCCCGCGTCCAGCCATCGTCGCCTCGCTTCCCCTTGACGAGGTCGTCGGCATCCAGATCGGAGAAAATCTCGTCCGCTTCGAGCAACTCCTCGACCCGGCTCTTCGACCAGCGGCACACCGCCGAGACCAAGCCACCCTGACGCAGCGCGTCCTCGATCCCTTCCGCGGTCGCCGGCAGGATCAGGAAGTCGCTGTCATGCACGACGTAGACGCCGGGATGGGCACGGGTCACCGTTTCGGCTTTTGTCTCCTCGACGTCGCCCAGATCCGGGTGCTCGATACCGCCGATCGTCAATGGGTGCGTTTCACGTGAAACGGTATGTCTTTCAGTGGTTTCCCACGTTACGCACAGGGTGTACTGGCCTTCCATGTCGCCCGCGAGCAGCATCGCCGGGACGATCTTGGTGTGGAGCTCCGCGTCGTCGACATAGTTCTCGAGAAGCGCAATCGTCGCCTGCGGGATCGTGCCATCCTCGGTCGTGACCTCGACATAGCGCCCGGTCATCGGAAAGACACGGCCCAAGGCGCGGGTTTTGCGAGCCTCGACGGCATTGTGCACGAGCGGCACGTAAGCCTGGGAATTACCGGTGTAGGATTGCTTCGTGTTCAATTTGCAATTGTAAATATCCCAGTTGTCGAGGTTCTGATCCGCGCGCTCCTTCTGATTGCTGAAGCCGGTCACGATCTGCTCGTAGACCTTCAGCAACTGCTCTTTGACCTCTTCGCGCTTGCCCAATTGGGTCTGGCGGGTCAGCTGACGCGGCATCGCTCCATCCTCTTGTGCGAGGACAGGGTCTTAGCACAAAATAGGGGCTGCGCGGCAAAACGCATCTGAGATGCGAGATGGCTGAGGAAGGCTCGGGCGGTGTCGGCGGCGTGAGCAAGCAGGAACGGCCGAGTGGCTGGCAAGACGATCCGCTAGAGAGCGCGTGGTGGCTAACGCTGTTCTTCCGCGTGTGGTTTTTCTTTGACAGGAAATGAAAGTGGACAGTGGCTACAAAAGCGGGCCGCTAGAGGAGCGGTTTGTCATTGAACGCATAGACGGAAAACCCATTCCGTCAGATCGGCGTTATTCAATGGTGCTTGATTTTAGCGGCGGCGATCCGC